TATAAAACTCAAGGGGATTAAGGAGATTGTAAAGGCTTTTGAGAGGCGCCCTATGGTAGTCAAGAAATATATAAATGATGCAATAAGTAAGAGTATTTTCAAAATCAAAGAGGAGGCAAATGATAAGAACTTCAACTTTGTTACGCCACGATCACAGAGAACAGGGTATTTACAGAGGTCGTTTGATTTCGGGATAGTAACAAAAGACTTCTTTGGTTCTATTGGACCGACAGCCGAGTATGCCCCACACGTTCATAAGAGAAACGACTTTATGAACAGGATAGCAAGGGCGAGTCAGCAGACGATACAGAGATACTTTGATGAGGCAGGAGAGCAAATAGCAAGTGATCTAACACCATAAATATATGTCTACAATAGGAAATGTTAAAAATCAATTAAAGACATTATTGGATACCCTTGTTCCAACATATATTAAAAGCGTGGTCATTACGGATGTTCGTAAGGATCCGCTGGATTTGGAGGTTGGGAGCTATCCAGTAGCCTTTATAATGCCACCATCCTTTGAGACATCAGGGAGGCTTGATAATAGGACTTTACAGAGGGAATATACCTTTATCATTATGATCTGCATGAGGGCAGAAAACCTTACAGGCAACGTGGATGTAGAGGATTTACAGGAAAGGATAGCTAATGTTTTGGATAACAGCATTACTTTAGCGGGTAATGCCCAGGCGGGTATACAGCCGGTTGTCTCACGCCCGGAGCCTTTTCAACACAATGGACGTGATTTGATTATTTTTGATGTTATAATAAAAGCACGAGGACTTGAAACTCTAACTTTCTAAATATATGAAATATCCAAATAAACAAATGAATACGCTGGAGGCATACGAGAATGACGAGAGAGATTTTATGTTTCCTCATTCTCCGAATGGTCCGGTTACGATACGTGCAAAGTCTTTGGAAGAAGCCGAAGAAAAGTTTAATAAAATTATTACTAAATAATATCTAATTTATATGGCAAAATTTGTTGGAGCATTAGCAGACGTAGGAATAGCAAAAGAAACTGTAAGGGGAACAGCGGAAACTTCTGCTACTTTCTGGATCCCTAAAATGTCATTGACGTATGATGACATGATTGAACAAGCAGATGATGAGAATACATACGGAGTTATAGAGGACTTGGTAGATCAGAAAGTAGTATTGAAAGTGGCAGAGGGTGAGATAGAGGGCAAGATTACCGATAAGACTATCGGACTTCTCATCTATGCACTCTTGGGAGGAAAGGCGGTATCGGGTCCAACAGACTCTGCATATACTCACACATTTACAGTTTCTCAATCGGCACAGCACCAAGCACTAACTCTCTTTGTAGATGACGAAAATCAGGACTATAAGTATGTGTTAGGAATGGTAAAGTCTATGGAGATTGCTGCAGAAGTTGGAAAGTTTGTAAACTTTAAAGTAGGTATCCGTTCTAAACTTGGAGCTACTACTACTAACACGCCATCTTATACAGCAGAAAATCCATTTTTGGCACAACACGCTACATTTAAGATAGCTACTACTCAAGCTGGTTTGGGTGCGGCATCTGCGACAAACATCCGAGTTGTTAATCTAAAGATTGATGGAGATGTAGAAGATGACAGAGCTTTGGGATCAGTTGCACCGATAGATATTCTAAATAAGCGTTTCTCAATAGAGGGAGATTTAGAGCTGGTCTTTGATGATGAAGCAATCAAGACAGCGATGCTTGCGGATACAGCAAAGGCACTACGTATTGAACTTAATAACTCTGATGTTCTTATTGGTGCGACGTCTACACCAAAACTTACGATTGATTTGCACTCTGTAAAGTTTTCAGAGTTTACACGAAACTATGACAATGGTGAGATTACAACTGCATCAGTAAAGTTTAAGGCTTACTACAAATTGTCAGACTCTAAAATGGTTACGATCACCCTTATCAATGCTCAAACATCATACTAATTATGGAAAGAGAACTTAAAAAGGCAAAAACAAGTAATGGGGTAGAGTATGAGATTGTTACTTATGCAACAGCTAGAGAGGCGCAAGTAATTGAAACTAAACTCTATGGAACTTCTAGTGTTGGTGTATCGTCAGAGGGAAAAACAGAATTACAGGGGTTCTCTCCTATGTTTCGTGTAGAACACGAGAAAGAAATGATCAGGGTTCTAGTTAAAAGTATCAATGGAAAAACAGAGAATGTTTTGGATCTTGCCCTTGAACTAAGGGTAGAGGACTATAGTGAGATAGTAATGGAGGTAAGTAAACTTGTAAAAAAAAACTAACTGATGAGGCTGTTCGTTCTTTGAATCAATACTCTAGGGATAGGGTGGATGCTCTTATGATAATGGTGGAGATATGCGAGATGATGGGCTGGACTTATCAAGAGTATTGGGATCAGCCGAACTGGTTTATTGAGGTTATTCGTGAGAAAATACGAATAGACAGGAAACGTAAGAAATAAATTATATGGCTTCATCAAATATAGACATCATCATAAATGCGGACGACAAGACTAAGGCGGCTTTTGATAGTGCGTCAAGGGGGGTGTCCGGATTTCAAAAGGAGATAGATCGTCTTAAGCCATCTATACAGAGGGTAACAGCGGCGGCTGCGGTTGGGTTTGCCGCACTAACCTATGGGGTGAAACAGGCTTTAACGGAAGCAATAGAAGCAAATAAGGTTCAAGCACAATTAGGGGCAGTATTGGAGTCTACTGGTGGAATTGCAGGGGTAACAGCAGAAAAGGCGAATGAGTTAGCCGATGCTTTGGCTAAGGTTACTTTATTTGAGGATGATGCGATTGTAAGCGGTGAAAATATGCTTTTGACATTTACCAACATTGGTCAAAAGGTTTTTCCAGATGCTATAAAGACAGCATTGGATATGTCTACTGCTCTTGGTCAGGACTTACAGAGCTCTACAATGCAACTTGGTAAGGCTTTAAATAATCCTATTGATGGTATAAGTGCACTTACTCGCGTGGGTGTAACGTTTACAGATGAGCAGAAGAACATGATTACAAGGATGGTAGAGGCGGGTGATGTTATGGGTGCGCAAAAGGTCATCCTTGGAGAACTCACAAAGGAGTTTGGTGGATCAGCAGAGGCGGCGGCAAAAGCAGATCCATTTGGGATGATGGCTAAGAGTATTGGAGAATTAAAGGAGGAGATAGGTAAAGCCCTTTTGCCAGCGTTTACACAATTACAGACAGCACTTGCGCCGATTATTGAAAAGTTTACGGAATGGGCTAAACAGCACCCAGAGCTTTTATCTAAACTTATTCTTATTGGTGGGGCGATACTTGGCATAGTTACGGTATTGGGAATACTTGCGACATTTGTTATTCCTACTGTTATTGCGGCGTTTGCTCTACTCTTTAGTCCTATTGGTATGCTCATAGCTGTAGCGGCGATTTTGATATTGAAATGGGGAGCATTTAAACAGATGTTTATTGATCTGTGGGAGTCTATTAAGGGGGCAGTAAAAGGGGCGGTGGATGCCATCATGGGATTTCTCCAGCCGGTCTTTGATTTTATAACAAAGATAATTGATGGAATAAATAAAGCGGTAGATGCTGTAAAAAATAAACTAAGTATTGGCGGTGGTGGAAAAAAGAAAAAAGTAAATGATGCCGTTATCAATCCTAGCGGTGATGTTATTTCAACGCATCCAGATGACTACCTTATTGCTACACAAAATCCGGCAGGGCTTCTTGGAGGTGCCGGTGGTGGAAATATAATTATAAATATGAACGGAGGAACATACCTTGATGATGGAGTAGCGCAAGATATTGGAGACAAGATAATGCGACAGTTGCAGTTAAATATGCGAGGAGCTTAATTATATGGCTGTAATAATTGAAATAAATGATGTAGACAAAAGCACAGAGATTGACTGGAAAAGCATCAATCTAAATAGGGCTATGACTAATCAGGTGGATACTTTCAGTTTTGAAATAGTCAGAGCTAATTCTAGTGGGTATGAGCCAGCAATAAATGACAAGGTTGAACTTCTTGAGGACTCTGTTTTGTTGTTCGGTGGGCAGATTGTAGCAATAGAAAAGACGGTAGAGGCCATGAAAGAGGTGGTAAAGGTTTCATGTAAAGACTTCTCTTTTGATATGGATCGTCGTTTGGTTGTTCAGGTATACGAGAACATGACAGTGGATGACATTATTGATGATATACAAGCTAATTTCTTGCCAGCAGGATACACCACGACAAATGTAAACTGCACTGTAGAGATAAAATATATTGCATTTAATTATGAACTTCCAACAAAGTGTTTACAGCAATTAGCGCAAATTACAAATTATGACTGGTATGTAGATGAGGCAAAAAATATATACTTCTTTCTTAAAGGCTCACAGACTGCGCCATTTGAATTAAGTGATACTAATGGCAAATATATTTATGACTCTTTAGAGGTGTCTGATGATATTGCGAATATCAAGAACTCTATAATTGTCCGAGGGGGTAAGTATCAAGGTAATGCTTATTATGAAGATATAGAGGCAGATGGAGATCAGACTACTTTTAATTATGCCTATCAGTATGCAAATACGGTTTTAACAGTCAATTCCGTAGTAAAGACTATGGGGATTGACTTTATTGATGATCCAACAGGATTTGATGCTTTGTATAACTTTAATGAGAAAGCGGTCAAGTTTCCAGTGGGGACACGCCCTACGGCAGGGCAAATTGTCAGATTAGCGGGTAATCCATATATACCAGTCGTTACAAAGCTCACAGACAGCGTTTCAGCCGCCCTATATGGGGAATTTGAGTTTAAAATAGTAGACAAGTCTATAGCATCAAAGGAGGCGGCTAGGGATAGGGCTAGGGCAGAAATAGCAGCTTGGGCGGCATCTGTAAAAGAGGGTCAGTTTTCCACATATTCCACAGGGTTAAAGGTGGGTCATAAAATAAGGATCCAAAGCACAAATAGGGGTATTGACAATTATTATATAATATCTCGTATACAGAGTAAGATGCACACACCTACAAGCATGGAACACTCTTGTCAGCTTGTTACTTCACAGACTTATGGAATGGTGGAGTTTTTGCAGGCTTTATTGATCGCAAAGGATAAGGAAATAGAGATAGGGCAGGATGAGGTTTTGGACTCTGTTCTAGGGTTAAGGGATGATATTACTTTGACAGATGATGTTACGGCTTTGGCAGTTATGACAGGTCCGTATAAGTGGGAGCCAACAGGGTCATCCAACTCAAGATGGAACTTTAGCGTTTGGGGATAATTTAATTATGTTATACTTTATATAATGAAAGAAAACTCTTGTGTAAAATCAAAAGCTCAAATGTCCGGTAGATTTCGGATTATTACTAGGGATAGTAATACTGGTGAGATTAAAAGGACATCAGATTGGATAAAAAATCTTGTAGTAAAAAGCTCATCTACTGGTGTTGGTATTATTGCTAGACTTCTTGGAAATGACAGCACCTATCCTCTAGCGATCACAAAAGCAAAGATTGGAACAGGAACTACTGCACCAACAGATGCCGATACTGATTTACAGACTTCTGTATTTACAAAAAACTCGGTAGCGGATCAAGTAATTTCAGTAAATGTGGTAACACTTTCTTTCTTTATTACGACATCAGAATTAGCAAATGGAACATATACAGAGTTTGGAATTTTCTGCGGTAATCAACTTTTTGCACGAGCCATTATTAGCCCCTCGTATGTCAAAGGAACGAATGAAGATACCACGATTGAATACGAGATAACAGTAGGTAATACTTAATTTTATGATCAAGGCAAATAGTGATATTTTAGCGGCAGATTTTACAATATCCGTTGTGGCGGGTGAGGCTTTGACTGCTAATGATGCGGTATATATAAAGGCATCTGATGGTAAGGCTTATAAATGTGATGCCGATGATATTTCTACACTAGAATTTATAGGATTTTCTCAAGAGACAGTATCATCATCAGCTAATGTTACGATAAAACTTAATGGCATAATGACTGGTTTCTCTGGTCTTACTATCGGTGCAATGTATTATTTGAGTGGCACAGCCGGTGCTATCACAGCAACAGCGCCAACTAATGGTAAGAGGGTGGGTGTAGCTATCTCTGCCACTGTTATTAAAATGGCAGATAGAAAAGTCCATGCTTTATTTGGTGGAAACGGAACAGATGGAGCACTCACGATAACATCAGGAACAACAACACTTGATCTTGCAGGTGCAGATATTTTTATAAAAAATTATTCTTCAATTTCTATTACAGGCACAGGAGCACTTGCCTTTTCTAATCCACACGCAAACGGAACGACAATAATTCTTCTTTGTTCAGGCGATTGTGTTTTGACTTCTTCCGCAACGCCAATGATTGACGCTTCAGGAATGGGGGCAGACGGTGGCGGTGGTGGTGTCCGAAATAGTACAGGCGGAAACACCCACGGAAGCGACGGAAATAATGGCTTGAGTTACGGCGTCCTTACTACAAACAAAGGCGCAGGTTCTTCTTCGGGAACAGACGGTGCGGTTGGAACATTTGGTTGGAGCGCCGCAATCAATGCTTATTATCAGTATGTGATGAAGTATTTGAAAATGTTTGTCGGCGCAGGCGGTGGTGGTGGTCAAGCAATCTATACTTCTGGCGGATCAGGTTCAATTATTGCCGGAAATGGTGGTCGTGGCGGAGGCGCTCTTATAATGGAAATTGCCGGGTCGGTAAATTTCACAACGACAAACGGCATTTCGGTCGCTGGTAAAAATGGCGGAAATGGATCACACACAGGAAGCCCCGGCACATGGTGGGCCGGTGCAGGCGGAGGTGGTTCAGGTGGATTCTTTATGATGATCTACAATTTTGCCGTTGCCGTAACTGGAACTATAAACGTGGCAGGTGGGGCGACAGGAACGCCAGAGAATGGTGGTTCAGG